CCACCGTTGCCATTTCCACCGTTGCCGTTGCCACCATTGCCATTCCCAGAACCACCATTACTATGACCATTCCCATTCCCATTTTTTCCATTTTTACTATCTTCATCTTGTTCTATATATCCACCACGACCTACATGCCATCCAAGAGGAATTTTCTTACACTTTTTCTCAGTGTGACAATAATAATAACCAATCCTACACTTTTTCATTTTTAGTATCTTTGGTGTTATTAGTATTTAGAAATTGTTGTTTAATCATCTTAGATAAATCTGATGTTGACCCAACAAATAAAGCATTGTTTGTAACTTGACTTGGACCCTTTACTTTCTCCTCATCAACTTCTTTAACCTTCTTTTGAAGATCCATTAACTTATCAGTAGTATCAGCAACTGACTTAATAATTTGACCTGCAACTTCATATGCTCTTGGACTTGCACTTTCACCTGCAAGTTCCATAATACCATTTAAAGTTTCTTGTCCTTTTTCAATTAATGAATATAAATTGGCACGAGTATAATCGTAATCCTTTTCTACATCATTAGTCACATCTTTTAGTCTATCCTTTCTCCTAATACCACCACCTTCGGGTGTATTACTAATCTCAATTTCACTGGTAGTGTTTAGAGCTTGATCGATAGAATCATAACTAGACATAATAATTAAATATCCTTCCTTTGTGTTGGACTATATGATTTAGCATCAGAGAAAACAGTTGATGTTTCACTAAATCCAAAATCATCATCTGGTCCAGCACTAGTTGGATCAGGTTCGACAGTATATCTCATTTCACGTTTTGATGTCTTAACGTTAGTATCAGTGTGATAATCAACTTGAACTTTCTTAATGAGACCCTCTGAAGACTCTGCAACAGGACCAAATAAGTATGTTTTTGCTGTAAAATTCAATGTGTATATAAGTGCTCTTCTTGTAGAAAAATCTCCTTCATAATCATCTTGGAAATTAATACTATCCAAAACAATTGGTATATCTCTTTTTTCTCCTATAGATTTTACCAAATCTACAGTTAAATTAAACGATGGTTGAAAATATGGAAGTATCTGTTCCACAATCTGTAATGCATCATCATTTAATTTGGTTAAAACATTTAATTCAAACCCAACATTATATGGAACGGGCATATAAACTTTCTTCATATTAGTTCCATCAGATGCCTTAAATGTCTGAGTTACACCAACCTTTCTTGTAGAATCATAATTCACTGATGTCATTTCAAATGACATTCTAGGAAGTGTTGTTTGAACAGGTTTATTTAAATCTGCCTGTTGTTCTAACCTAGCAAGGAATTTTTGAGCAGGACCATATGCTAATGGCACTTTAAGTTCACTATATGTATTTCCAGCAGCATCATCATGACGAATATGTATTTGGTTAAATAATGTTCCAAAAGACACAATCGTCTTTCTCATTATTTCATGATAATAATAAGTACCTAACATTATACTTGACCGAATGGATTAGTTTCTGAGAAATCTATAATAGAATCAGCTTCTGTTTCGATTTCATCACCTTTATCGTATTTATCAGAAAACTCTGCTTCCTGTATATAGTCAACAGTATATTGAGCTCCAGATGTAGATCCAATTGCAATATCACCAGAAACAAATGTTCCATTAGTTGTACCCAACTTAAGAACTCCACTAGTAACATTCCAAGTCTTAACTCTACCTTCAGCAGAAGAACGAGAACCAGTTACAACCTCATTAAACTTGTATGTACCTATACCTGTAATAACTGGTGGTGGTGAAACGGTTACAATTCCAGTAGTATTATCATATCCAATACCAGCATCAGAAATGAGAATTCTAGTTATCATATTATCTGAACTAATTTCTGATCTACCAACTGCCGTTCCAATACCAGAACTTGGTGTTCCAAAGTATACTGTTGGTTCTGAAGGATATCCAGTACCACTATTACCAAGACCAATAGAAACTTCTGCAATACCAGTACCAGAAGTTACTAATGTTGCAGTAGCAGCTGCTCCAACACCATATGTTGTAGATCCAATACCCAAAATAGTAGCACCAGCACTAACTATAGTAACTGTAGGTGTGACTGTATATCCAACACCAGCATTTGTTAATAGTATCTCCTTAACAGAATAAACACCATTAACAGAAGTTGTTATTGCTACAGCAGTTGCATTAACTCCTCCAGAAGGTGCAGTACTAATTGCAACACTAGGAACTTTTGTATAATCATATCCATCATTATTAAGAATAATATTTCTTACATATCCAGTAGCAAGTGTTGTGTTTAAAGTTGCTGTTGAACCAATGGAAATAAGTTTTAAAGATGTTATATATCCAGATTCTACTAATGTATTATCAATTTCCTCACTATTAGCATCAACTTGATCCCATCCACCCATTTCATCTTCAAGTTCGAATAGTTCACATTGTAGTTCATAAACATAATTTTTACCTAGCTGATAAAAAGGTTTTTCATGTTCTACAAATTTAATTTCAAAAATTCTTTTACCTAATGGAAAATAAATTAAATCTCCTTCACTAGGTCTAGATGTAACTTCTATCTCATCTGCTGGCATCTGCACCAAAAATGGTGATATAAAATCTTCAAATCTTTCTTTAGATATTGTTACCGTTAATTCATCCTTCAAACTCATACCAAATTTTGTCATTATATCACCTGCACCACCATATCCCTCATAAGTGTTTACATACGCTTCTATAGCAAAATTATCACTAAATCTAGAAGATTCTAATTCAGTGAAAAGACTATCTTTTTTAACAATTCTCCTGGGTAGATACAATACCTCTACACCATATATTCCTAACTGTTCATTAATTAAATCTTGAACAAGTCGTTGCTCACTTTGTGAACCTTGTAGAAAAAAGGGATTTAATGGCATTATTTTATCCTATCATATCAAGGGGTGGAACTTCATATTCTAAAGTCATCCTTTCTTTAATCTCTGATAATTCATTAACTGCATCATCATACAATTCCCTACCATTAAGTTCAATTCCACCAGGAAGTTTAGTTCCTTTAAATTTAATTAAATTCTGACCCCATTGCTTCTTAATTAAAGCAGTTACGTATGGTTTTACAAAACTATCATTATAAATCTGCTTAAATGCTTCGGGATCTAATGCTCTATAACAATCAAGAACAATATAAGTACCTGCTTCTTCAGCACCCCAATCAATATCTAAATATAATCTATCCTGTTTCTTATTAAATCTTAGTTGTTTATCTGTTGTAAGTAAAAAATCAATATCTTCAAGATATGTTTTAGTCATTGAATATTGAAGAAGATCGACAGAATTAAATCTATATAAATCATTCAAAAATAATTGATACTTGATACTAAACATTCCACCTGATATAGTACTACTATCAAATTTAAATATCTTTTCTACCCCAATTACTGAATCTGGAACCTGAAGGAAATTTGAGTTTTCATACCAATTGGAGGTAACCGTCCCTAAACCACTAACAGATGTTGATTCTGCAATAGTAGTTACAATACCAACTCCAGTTGTACCAGATGCTTTTCCTCTATCAATATCATCCTGAGTTAACTCATATTTTAAATACATTCTTTCAATACCATCATAATGACGTTCATTGAATAATTGTATTGTATCATCTACAGCATCATCTATTTGATCTTCGTCTACATTAATTTCTAAAACAGGAGCTCCTAATTTCCTAAGAGCATAATCAATTAATTCTTGTTTAGTGGTTGGTTTTGCCATCAGAATGATCCTCCATCTATAAGTCCTGCAGTTAATGTTCCAACTATATTAACTGCATCATTAAAGGTAGAAACACCTGCAGTTACAATCAACCCACCGTCTGTTATTCTTACTCCTGTTCTAGCAGTAATAAGACCTACCGAATCAATATTAGTTACATCTTCGTAGGTTAATGTTCCACCAACACTTACATTACCAGAAAAAGTAGCATTTGTTGCCGTTAATCCAACTGGGAATGAAGCAGCAGTATTTCCAGCACCTCTAAATGAAGTTGCAGTTGCAATACCACTTATAATTAATCCATCATTTGTGGTGATGAATTTTTGTACACCATTATAAAAAAGAGATACACCTTCATCATCATAAAATATGGCAGAGTTTTCACCAGACTTAGCCTGAATGATAACATCTCCATTATCATCATCATTTACATTATTAATTATGTATAAATTTCCAGTATTATTGGTAATATATGCATTCGAATTATTATGATATAAAACAAAATCATCATCAGTTCCTAATTTTATCTTATCATTATCTTGAAATGTTGCATGTGATTGGAAATTTACCTGACCAACAAACGTAGATACACCAGCAACTTTTATTTGTTCAAATGTTCCATCATTTATAGTTGATCCACCTATGGTTGCAATACCCGTTACAAGTAAATGTTGGGTAGTAGTAATTCCAGTAACACCCAATACATTTAATGTAGAAATACCACTAATATTAAGATTTCTACCATTTATCTCATCAAATAATATATCATCACCAACAAATAAATCACCACCTACATATAAATCACCACCAGTGGTTGTTATACCACCATGAGCAGCAAGTGTTGTTACACCTGTAATACTAACATTATCAAGAAAGGTCGAAACACCAGAAACATTCAACTGAGTAACTGATGCAATACCACCAATTACATTTGTTGCATTTTGTGCTGAAATAGAACCCCCACCTTGACTGGAGATTACTTTTACAGCATCTGATTGTCCTACCCTAACTTTAATTGCTGCCATTATCTGGTAACCCCTTCCCGAACAAGAACTGATCCTTCGACAACCCGTGTTTTATCACCAGCAGCATCAGTTATAACAATATCATAAACATGCCTACCTGTTTTTAATGCGGCAGTTTGTACTGGAGTCAACGAAATTAATAACAACCCATTAATAGCATCCATTGCGGTAGTAGTAAATGCTGTAGTATTAGAACTTCCAGCATGTTTTCTAATTTGTGCCGCAATCGTATACCCAGTGAGATCCAATGGGGAAGAATCGTCACTCTGTGCTAGATCAAATTGTTGACTAAATGTGGCTCCTGCGTTGATTACAAGATTAGAAACATATACAGCTGCCATCTATTTCTAATAATAACTTCTCTTATTATTTAGGACTTATTAAGGCCATTGATTAAAATTGCCAAAGAAGACTTGATTTCATCAATATCTTTTCTCATATCACTAAGTTCTCTGTCCTTTTTTTCCCTAATATGTAAAGATTTTACATATTCATCATAACCATTATCATCACAATTAATTATTGCACCAGTTTTTTCATCCCTATAAAGATTTGGGTGCCCATCAACTTTAATCATCTTACAGCAACACTCCTAAGTTCCCTAATCCTTGGTGGTTGTGCCTGATTTGTACCAGACATAACAATCTTAATAGTATATCCATTAAATAAATCGAGATTATCGGCAGTATATCTATATTCTAAGAACCTATTACTCATACTAGGACCAACATATGAATCCGATCTACCATCATTTTTAACCTCATCAATTACAATATCACCAAAACCATCTTCATCATTATCAATTAAATTTTTATATCCAGGGAATAATTCAAATTCACCAACAACTCCACTTGAATCAATTCTTTCTAATCTATACAAAACTCTAATATCTGATGTTTCTGGTCTAAATGCAGTTAATAATATTTTCAATGATGTAGCAGGTTTAGTTAATCTAACAGTAGTTGAATAGTAAACTGCACTATGAGGATCATCAACAATAGAATTAACTCTATTATCTGTTGGATAATTATCAGTATCAATAGGATTATTTAAACGATAACTTATAAATTCAGTATTTGATTCTCCAATATAAATCATTGGTGATAAATATTCATCATCTGATTTCATATTCAATACTGTCGTAAATGATTTATTTCTAGGCATATTTGGTAAATATTCATTTTCATTTACTTTAGATGC